TAGCAAATGAACAAAGTAAAGAAGGAATTACAACAGACCAAAAAAACGCTATAAATGCTAACACTGCAAAGACTGGTATAACAAATGCTCAAAGAGATGCTATTGTAGCAAATACATCTAAAACTGGAATATCAACTGCTCAAAAAGATGCTATTATTTCTAACACAGCTAAAGTTGGAATAACTAATTCTCAAGCAGCAGCAATAGTAAACAATACCAAAAAGACTGGTATAACAACAGAACAAATAAATGCTATTACTGCTAACTCAGCAAAAACTGGTATAACTACTTCTCAAAAAAATGCCATTATTGCTAATACAGCTAAAGAAGGAATTACAACAACACAGAAAAATGCTATTGTAACAAATACAGCAAAGACAGGTATTACAAGTAATCAGTCGAATGCTATTATTGCTAATACTGCAAAAAGAGGTATATCAACTGCACAAGCAAATGCAATTACTGCCAATACTGCAAAAACAGGCATAACAGATAATCAAGCAAGAGAAATTGCTGCTAATACATCTAAAACAGGTATAACAACTGGACAAGCAGATGCTATTTCTGCTAATACTAAAAAAACAGGAATATCTACAGAGCAATCAAATTTTATAACAGCATTAAATCAAGGAATAGCACAAGCAGTAATAACAAATAATAAAAAAGTTACAGCTACTGTTATTCCAAGAGTTGTAATTGGAAAAACAAATACATTGGAATTATCAGTAAGGTTAAATGATGGTTCTGTTTATGCAACATCATTAACATTAACAAAATTAAAATAGTGAATTTGTATATGAAGCAAAAAAGTAATATATTTAACAGTAAAATTTTAAAAGAAAAGGACTAATTATGGCCTCACCATATCAAATAGCAGGAACAAGAGCAAGCCTTGCAGATTTATTACAACAAAGTAATCTTCAACAACAACAATCTCAAAGAGCTGGAAGCAAACAAATGGGAGAAATGCAAGAAAAGTTTGAAGATGAACTTGAAAAGTTACAATCTGATGCGAGAAAAAGAAGTAAAAAAAATAAAGGTTTAGGTAGTTTATTAAATATAGCTGCATTAGGATTGGGGCCTTTAGGTGCAGGTATAGCAAAAGGATTATCAAGTGGTCTTCAATTACAAGACCAAAAAACAGGTGCTAAAATGCTTCTTAATAAAGATATGCAAAAACGATATGGTAATACTTTTTTAAGAGGTGGAATGAAAAACTTTACTGAAATGGCAAAAGATGCGCAAGTTTCAAGTGGTGATGTTTTAAGAGGTGCTTTTGGTGGTGGATTATCAGGTTTTGCAATGAGCAAAATGCTTGGTGGTAGTAAAGAAGACGGTGGATTATTTAAACAAATGGGTGAAGCAAAAGATGCTCAAAAATTAATGCCTCAAGTTGAAAAGGGATATGAAGAATATTTACAAGATGCTTTTAAAGGTTCTGAAGAACAATATAGTGAATATTTATCTGAATTAGGAGATGTTTCAGTTCCAGGACAAAAAACACTTGAAGATTTTAAATCAGGAGTTATGAATAAACAACAATTTGCTGAAACTTCTGTTAATGATATTTTTAAAAAATTTAAAGTTGGCGGTTCTGATTCAACTATGAGTAATGTATTATCTTCTAAGAATCCAGCATTACAACAATTATTAGAATCATTTAAAGACTTTTCTGGAGGTAAATTAAAAGGTGGAATGGAAGAAATGCAAAGCGCAATAATGCTTCCTATGTTATTGCAACAATTATTAGGAGAATAAAATGTTTCAACAAAGTATATTAGATTCATTACAAGGTATGGGATTTGGGCCAATGGGCTTTAATCAATTGTCAAATTTATCTCCAGACCAAATTTCGTCTGTATTTCAACAAGAATACGGATTAACCGACCAAGACATACCTGCATCCATGTTTCAAGGAATATCTCCAGAAATGCTACAAGGAGCAAGCTATTCTACATATGCACCGCAAATACAAGCACAAGGACAATCAATGCTTCCTGGTTTATATAAAAATCTTGGTGGACAAGCAGCACAACAAGCAAAAGGCGGTTTTGCAGGCAGTTCAGCGTTTGGTAAACAACAAGCAGGTGCAAGAGATGTTTACGGTAAATCAATGACTGATGTATTAACTAATGTTAGAGGCCAACAATCACAAGGTATTGGAATGATTTCTGATTTAATTAATCAATGGCACAGTACAGCGCAACGTATTAAAGGATATTAATCTATGGCAATAAAAGGATTTGAGAAAAAAGACCCTATGGCTGGGTTAAATCAACTGATGCAAATGATGAATCAAATGAATCAAATGCAAGATAGAAAAGCTCGAAGACATATGGGTATGGAAGATGAGCTTGGAAAAGGTTTAGAAAGTATATATAATAATACACAATTAGAAGCTAGACAAAATCAATTTAATTCATATTATCAAAATAATAAAGAAAATATGGATGAAGATACAATAGCTAGATTTGATTTACTTAATCAAAAAATTTCCAATCAAGCTCAATCAAACAAAGATTATCAATTTGGAATGGAAAAAATGAAAAACATAGGCAGACAAGTTGAAGATTCTTTAGTTGCTTATTCTGACATACAGGGAATGTCTGTTGAAGATTTAAATAGTACATATTTAAAATTACTTCCAGATTCTAACCAAAATATAAATATAGAAGCAAAAAGAGAAGAATTAAGACAAGCTGCAATGGGAGATGTACAAACTTTAGTTGACAGTTATACTCAAGATAGCAGTCAATTTAGAGCAAGTCATGGAGAAAGATTAGGTAGAGCTGGTTTTAGACAAGATGCTGCATATATACAAAATTTAAATGAAATGTTTGCATTTGGTATTGTTCAGGCTAAAGATGATTATGTATTTGATTCTGCAGAAGCTGAAGCAATGCAAATGGGTATTGAGCTTGGCTCTTATCAGCCTATAGAAGATTATAGAAAACAAGAGTCAAATAGAAATAGAATATTAACAGCTACACAAGATAAAGAACTTAAAGAAAATTACGAAACTATTAAAGGATACCAAACAATAATAGATGATGCTAATAAATTTCAAAGATTAGTACAATCAGATACTAAAGTAGATAGAGCTTTAGCAGCACAAATGGCAAATGAGGTTTGGTATACGGACGGAAATGATGAAGAAGTTATGTATGATTCAATTGTAGGTGAAAATGAATTTTTTAATGTATTGGGTAATATGGATGCAGAACAAGCAAAGTATATACAAAATGTTAAAAATATAAATAATTCTTACAATAAAAGAGAAGGCATAAGTTGGTTGCAAGATAATAATACAGATAGCAGACTTAAATTTAAATTTGAAGATATTGAAACACCACCACCTCCTCCAGAAAGTGAAAATAAAGTTAAAACAGAAGAAGCTAAAGTTAAAACAGAAAAAGCTCCTGCTATTATATCAGAAAATGATTCAGAATTTTTTACAGAAAAAGGATGGACACCTGTAGCAGGTAGAAGCGGAAAAGGTTGGGCAGCAGAAACAACGGTTAAAAAAGAAAAATTAGATGAATTTATGTCACTTGCATTTAACCCTGATAATTTTGAAAATGGAAAAATTAAAGAAAATAGCGAAATATATCAATTAATACAAAGAGCTAAAAAAGGTGGCAGTAGAAGAATGAAAAAAGTTGAACAACAATTAAAAAGATATGCTCAAGGTATTAAAAATTATAAAAATCTTGAAAAAGAAGGATTTGACCCTCCTGCATGGGCAAATAGACTTGTTGATGAAGTAAAATTTTTACTGACTACAAAAAAAAGACGTAAATAATAAATGACAGTATACGAATATTTAGATAAAAAAAGAGCAGAGAACCCTCAATATAGACAGTTTAGTGATATAGGTTTATATAAAAAACTTCAAGGAGAAGACCCAAATATTCCTAAATGGAAATCGTCAACTTCGACAGGTGTAAAAACAAATCAGCAAGACCCTGGTTTTATGAATAGTTTATTTGATTGGACTGACTATGGAATTAATGAAACATCAGCTAAGTTTGCTAAATCTGCATATAATAACTCAATTACAGGCCTTGCTTATCAACTACATAATGGTGAAGCAAGATTTGATTTAGATGATTATGACCCTGGAATAGCTGAGGATATATTTAGCGCTGTATTATCTTTTGCTATGCCTCTTGATATGGCATCAATGTTTGTTGGTGGTGCTGCAGGTAAAACATTAACTACATTAGGCAGCGCAGGATTAAAAGAAGGTATGGTTAAATCACTTACTGGGAAAGCTGCATTTAAAAAAACATTAGGTGAAAAAGCTCTTAAGTCCACAACAAAAAAAGAATTAGCAAAAGCTGGTATTAAAAAAACTCCATTACAAAGAAGAAAAGAACTTGCAGAAGACTATGTTAACAATTTAATTAAAGACCGTGGACTTTCACCATTATATACAAAACCATCACAATCATATATTGCTGGAGCACAAATGCAAGGTGCTACTCTTGCTGTATTTGAAGGAGTCAGAGGTGGATTTCAAGCTGCTGTAGATGGTGAAAATATATGGAAAGGTGTTGGTAAAGGTATAGCGCATGGAGGTATGATGGGCGCAGCATCTGGAGCACTTGGTGCAAGTTTAAATTTTAAACACGGAGAACTTCTTAAAAGATATGCAGATGAAGATTTTCTTAATTACACTCAAAAAGCTAAAAAACTAGCTACAGGTACAGTAGGGCAAATTGTAGCAGAAACTACTGTATTTACAGCACCAGAGCTTAAAAATGTAATAGGTGATGAAAATTATGGAATGAGAGAGTTAATGCGTTCATGGGCTACTAATGCTGGTATGATGGGTGTATTAAAGGCTAAAGGTAAACTTTGGAATAAAGGTAAAGATGAAATAGGTAAATGGGCAGACAGAGAAGGTTTAAAAGAATATCTTGCAGCACAAGATTTAGTTAAATCTACAAAAGCAGTTAAACAAAATATACAACAAAATATGCCTGAAAACACACCAGCTGAAAAAGCAGCTAAAAAAGCAGCATTAGAACAATTATCAAACTTTAGAAATAGACAAATAAGAAACGCTGAATTAACTATAAAAGAATATGAATCATGGGAAGCTGATTATAAAAAAGCTACTGATATTGTTGAGGGAGTTGCAAGTGGTAAAATAAAAAATGTAGATGCTGACCAAGTATTAGATGTTATGAGACAAATACACGCTGTACGTGGAGCAATGATAAAAAACAAAAACTTAGGAATCCCTAAGAATTTATCTAAAGAGCAAAGGAAGTTAGCAAAAGCTGAAAGAGAAGCTGAAATAAATCGTTTAGAAAAATTAGAAAAACAATGGGAAACAGAAATAGAAGGCCCTTTAAGAAACATAGAATCTGGGATTGACCCTAACATAGCTACACAAAAAACAATTCGTGTTGGATATACAAAATCAATAAAAAAAGCATTAAAAGAAAATCCTGAAGCTGTTAAAGAGTTAAGAGAAGGATTAGAAAATGTTGTTGACGCTAAAGGTAATATTACAAATGTAAAAGAATTTAATAAATTAGCAGAACAAGCTGAGATTAATAGAAAATCATATGAAGATGTGTATGGAAAAAAACCTAAAAAAATTATACAAGCAGACCCAGATGTATCTAAATCTAAACAAGTTTTTGACACAGAAGTAAAAAACCAAGAAGCTATATCTGACAAAGCTAAAAAAATTAAAAAATTAACAACGTCTGAAAAAAAAGGAGAAGAACCTTTAAATAAAAAAGATAAACAAATTCAAGAAACTGAATATACAAACCCAGAAGGAGAGACTACACAAGGTCAAATTGATGCTTATAAAAAAAGTAAACAAGTTTTAAGTTATTTTGCTAGGACATTTTTTTCAAATAAACAATTAATAGCAAAAAAAGGAGACTCAACTAAATTAGGACATGCAGATAAACTTGCTAAATATTTAGCCAAAGAAGGTAAATCATTTTTTGAAATGACTGATGCTGATTTTGCTGACTTTATTAAAAAAAATCCATCTATAAGTAAAGACTCAGCTTCTTCTATTATTAGAGGTTTAGCTGACATAGCTTCGTTAAACAGAAATCAGGCTGCAAAATTATTTAATGAAAAATTTAAATTGTTATTTAAACCTGAAATAGGTAAATCTGTTTATAGATTTGTTGGAGAGATAAGAAAAAAAGCAAAAGTTGAAGGTGCTCAGATTGAAGGCGATGCAGCAATTTATAGTAGTGATGGAAAAATAGAAATTTCTACAAAAACAGGGTTTATAGAAAAATACACATCAAGAGATTTAATTAAATCCATAAGAAGTCTTGCAGCAAAAACAGTTAGAAAATTAACAAGGCCTGGACATGAGGAATTTTTATTTAAAGTAAAAGATGGTGGTGAGCATGTTGTTATACAAAATTATCAATTAAGTGGAATAATTAAAGAAATATTTGGAGTAAAAAAATCAAAGGCTGGAGAAGCCAGGCTTTTTAGAAAATCAATTAATCAATGGGCTGTTGAAAAATATAAAGAGGGAGCTGTTGAAATTGATATAGTATATGAAAAAATAACAGGTCATAAGCCTTCAGGTGCTCAAAAGGTTGCTACAAGTTATCAAAAAGCTATAAGTCAAGGCGAATTACCTGCTAGAGTTAATAAAATATTAAAAGAATATATAAAAGACATTAAAAGTGGAAAAGTTAATTATGGTAGAGGAAAAGAAGGTTATACTACTTTAGAATTAAGAAAAGGACTTAAAAACTTAGACAAATTATTATTAACAAAAAAAGATAATGTTTTTGAAATAATTAACAAAGGTAAAAAAGAAAAAGTAACTATAGATAATGCAACATTAGAAACTATGGTTAATTACCTTCTTAAAACTGGCCCACGTTTAAATGAAGTAAGTATAGATAGTCAAACATTTAATATGCTGACCAAGTATCAATTAAATTCTAAAATTAAAGCAGGTCAAAGTATTGTTGGTGCTGAAAAACTTGCTCAACAAGTTGCTTGGGTTAAAAAGAAATTTCCAAAATTATCAGTTCAGATTGAAAAAACATTAGGTAAAGTTAATGGTCAGTATGTACTAGGTAAAATACATAACCATTTAATTAAAATAGCTTCAGGTAGAGCAAAAATTGATACACTTCCTCATGAGGTATCTCACCATGTTGTAGATATATTAAAAGAGTTTGGTGACCCTATTAGTAAAAAAATTGTTAAAGATGGTATTAGAATGTTCAGAAAAAAGAAAATGACCGAAGCACAAGCAGAGGAAGCTTTTGTTGAAGCATTGGGTAAATATACTGCAAAAGAATTACCTAAAGGTATGATAGGCAGAATGAAATCTTGGACTAAAAGAGCTGTTAGTTATATGAGACAATATTTTGGTATGAGAAATCAAAACGATGTTAATGGTATGAAACAAGATATTGTTAGAATTATTGGCGGCAAAGTAATTAGCGGTAAAATACCAACAGATTATTTAAGTCCTAGTAACACATTGAAAGTTAAATATCAAACGCAAAGTACTTCTCAAGGTAAAAAAGTAATTAAAGAATTACAAAAACAAACTGAAGATGCTAGACAAGAAGCTATAGATACATATGGTGCTAAAGAAAGTATGCTTAAATCTTTAGAAGCTGATGTATTAGGCCCAAATAGAAATATTAAAAGCAAAGACATTACTGGTGGAGAGCTTGAAAGAATACAGCAAAATTACAGAGATATGTTTAAGTCTGTTGTGGAAGGTAAATCTGCTGAATATGCTAAAAATCACGCTAAAGTAAAAGGAATTGAAGCTGAGTATAATATTTCTGAATCACAAAGAGATGCGTATTTTGAAAGATTTGATACAAAGTTTGAAAAAGCATCACAAGATATGATTAATACATATAAATCTTACATAGCACTTGGAGATAAAATTAAACCATTGCAAAACACAAATGCAGATGCGTTTAAAGCAATATCTGATACAAACATAAATAGTACTTTACCTATATGGAAAAGAGCTTTTTTTAAATCTGCTGATTATATAAGAAGATTTAGTCCTAAAATTGCAAGAAATTTAGAGTTGCATGATTTTACTAGAAGTTTCGAAATGAAAGGGCCTGGTGAAAGAGGTGTTGAAAGAATTAAATCTATTGTAAAAAGCAAAAGAGTTCAAGATAATTATATGCATTTAATTGACCCTGTTTTAGCTAAAAATGCAATAAATCAATTAAAAAAACTATCAACAGACAAGACACTAAGTGAATCACGTAGAAATAGGTTTAAAAAAGAATACGTAGAAGCTTTATCAATAAGAGAAAAATTCACAAAAGGTGAATATGTTGAAGCTGGAAAACAATGGAAAGAAATATCTGATTTTTATTGGAACAATTTATTATTGGCAATAAAAAAGAACACTCCATCTAATACAGAATTTGCACAAATAAGAGAAGGTTTAAATGAAAGATATATACAAGAATATTTTGTAAGAAGGCCTACTAAAGAAGTTGTTCAGCATATACATGAAAATAGCAATGTTATACAAAAAATGGCTGAAAGAGAAATTAAAAAATTATCTTTAGAGGATTTAAAAAGAATTAAAAAACAAGATAAAACGCCTGAAGATGTAGTTGCTGCAGAAATTATGCAAATGATTAAATTTGGCCCTTTAGTAGCAAAACCGTCATTTTTAAAAGAAAGAGGAGTTACGCTTCCTGAATATATGGAGATACCAACAAAAGATGGTGGTAAAAAATTAGTTAAATCATACGAATCAAATATTGATGCAACAATGTCAACATATGTCAATGGAATGTCTAAGTTTATAGCTACTGTAAAACATTTTCCAGAGTTTACTGAATTAGGTGGTAAATTTGCATTAAAAGGAAGTACTGGGAAAGAAATAGTAGAACAATTACAAACAAAAATGCTTGGTGGTAATAAATCTCCTGATGCTGTTTATGCTTTTGAAACAGTTAAAAAACAATTAGGTCTTGACCAGAATATGATTGATGTTTTAAATCAACCAGTAGCAGAATATATTGGAAAAATAACTAATTGGTCTGCTGTTCTTGGTTTGTCATCTCCACTTGCAGGTTTAAAAAATGTTATGATTCAGCTACCAAGGAGTATTGCTGTTTATGGAGCAAAGAATACATACAAAGGTTTTGCAAAAGCAATGAAAACAGAGCTTGGCAGAAACCCTAATAACAAAGAATGGTTAAAAGCTGTAGAAAGAGGTGAAACTGGATACGGTCAAAAAGAATTATTATTTGGAGCTGATTCAAAAATCAAATGGTGGTTTGACAATGTTAACCTTATGACACAAACTGAAAACTTAAATAGAATTATGACTGCTGAAGCTGGAAGATTGCATTTTGCAGAGCTTGTAAGTTCATATAAAAAACAAGGTTCTGGATTTTTTCCTAAATCTAAAAAAGCTGAAATAGATAGAATGTTTACAGATATATTTAGATTAAGCGACAAGCAAATGAAACATTTAAGAGAAACAAAAGATTTGCATAATTCTGTTGAATATGAAAATATATTAAATTACGTAGGTTTTACTGCTCACAAAGCTAGTGCTGGAGCAACTGGAGTTTCTGATTTGCCTTTATGGATGTCTAATAAATACATGAAACCATTAACATTATTCCAAAGAATGGCTTATTCTGTTACTATTGATTCTTATAAAAATTATGTTAAACCATTAAAAAATGGAAATGTTGCACCTCTTGTAAAAGCAACTCTCGGTCATATGGCTACAGGAGCAGCTTTATATGGATTATATGATAAACTTATGGGTCAACAAATACCTGTAGAAGAAAACGATGCATTAAGCAAAGCTGTATCTTATATATGGAGAGGTGAAATGCTCGGTGTATTTGGTGAGGCTATATCTCCTTACACTAAAAGAGGAAACATTAATCCTTTAATGGAGCCTGTTATAGTTAGAAATATATCATCTGCAGGTCAAGAAATTATTAACATGATTAGCAACGGAAAACCTGTTGACATGGCTTTACAAGATTTTGCAAGACAAACAATTGTGATTGGAGCACAAGCAGAAAAAATATGGAACAAATCAACAAATCCATATGCTGTTAATGTTAAAAGAATTGCAACACTTGAAAGACAATGGAGAAAAGAAATGGGAAGTGGCTATGAGCAAACATCAGGTGGAGTTTTAAAAGAAAGACATTACGCATATAGAAGATTAAAAAATGCCTTACTATTAAACAACTCTGATTCTGATATAGCAAAAGCATATTATGTTGCTTACAACACATTATTAGATGAAAGAACTAATGGTGGATTTGTTAATATGTCAGAAAATAAAAAATATGCAAGAAAAACAATTATGAGAATGATTGAAAAAATGAACCCTCTTGACATATCTAAAGAAACAAAAGGTAGAGTTACATCAAGAAGAAAAGAATTTTTAAATTATTTATCTTCAGAAAATCAAAAACTTGCTCTTAAATTAGAAAAAGAATTTCAATATAAAGTACGTAAATTTAAATCTATAACAAAAAGAGGAACATATAAAAGATTATATGCTAATCATATTTAAAATAATTCCTTAATTGGTAATAAAACCATTTGACTTGCATTATTATCACCACCCATAACCATTTTTAAATTACCTTCTTTTTGAAGGTTTTTTATTTTATCCTTAAGTTGGTCTACCTTAAATATAAATCCGCCCTCTATGTGCCCATTATAGGCCAATAAATGTATCCAGGCGGTTGATTCTGTGGTAGATAAACCAGATGGCTTGCCACTGCATCTAATTTCAATGGCAATATTACCAGTATTTTTCCAAATGTCTCTTTCTGTTTTTACCTCTACTTTACTGTTACCTTCAAATAATTCCTCTACAAACTCTTCACCCATTTTACCAAATTTTAGGTCAAGGTCAAACCCTTTGCAATATCCCTCTGTTAATGGCATCCACTCATCCCCTTTCATTATCATGGCTTCTCCGCCAGATAGTTTATATATATCCATCATTTTAATTGTCAAGTTCGTACTGTCCTTTAAACCACCCATTTCTCCACTCTTTTAATATTTGTGATTTGTTTGTTATTATGTTTGTTTTTGCTTTTTTCTTGTATTTAACTCTGCCCTTACTGCTCATAGGAACAAAAGTGCATTTTTTTCTGTAATCATAACTCATTAAAATACTCCTCTTTTGCATACTTAACTATCAGAATTGCATCTGATGTTTTAAGTGTTATTTTTTTAAGCTCTGGATAACATTCCTTAGCTTTATCTTTTAACCATCTTTTTCTTATTACGCTTTTTAAAGCTTTTGGACAACCTATCCATCTTATCCACTCGGCAGGAATTGCAGTATTCATTTTAACTTCATGTGATGCTGCTATACCAAGCCATTGTCCATAGTTTGTGCCATATGAAAATGCGGCTCTTACTGCATTGGTTGGTCTGGCCCATACTCTTTCCATGACAAGTTTAACATTATCTGAAGGTGTATTACCTATAATAACCTCAAATAATAGTGCCATATCTTCGCTTGAATCAGGACATTTATATGCTTTTATTTCACCCTCTTCATCTATGCAAGCAATGCCTCCAGATTTACCTGGGTCTATACCTACATATTTATATTTAACTTTGGAACGGTAGTTCGTCATTTATCATCTCCCCTATTGAATTATATACCTTACATTTATCTCCATCATAACCTAAGTCTGCATATCCAGAATCTCCGTATCTTACCTTTGATGCAATTAAAGTTATTATGTTCTTACCTTTACCTGCTTCTCCTTGTACCTTATAATCATAATATGAAAAGAAAACATTTTCTGCTACTTGTTCAATTGCTCCACTTTCTGCTAAATCTGAAAGTTGTGGCATCAATGCTTTACCTCTTGTATTATTTCTTTCTATAAACCTATTTAATTGTGATGCTAAAACAACAACACAATCATTGCCTTTAGCAAGCCACTTATAATCATTAACAAGTTGCTCTATTTGTAATCTTCTTTCACTCTGTCCACCCTTGCAAGATATAAGTTGTATGTAATCATCAAATATTATATCAGGCTTGAACCTTTTGATTTCTGCGGCAGATGATGAAAAGTCTTTTAAATTATCAAACATTAAAAACTTATCACTTGAATACTTTTTCCTTATGCTTTCAATCGTATTGTTAACTAACTTTAAAGATTCATCACTAAATACATTTTTCCTAACCATTCCATATGAAAGTTGTTCAGATTCTAAACATATTATCTTTTTCATAAGTTCTGAATTTGGTAGTTCTCTGCTAAAAAACATAGCTTTATAACCCTGCTCAAGAACCTTTGATAGCATATTAATCATCACGGTAGTCTTACCATGACCTGGTCTACCACCAACAATGGTTATCTCACCTCGTGTCAATCCACCAGAAAACTTATCTACAGATGGATAACCCGTCTTAATTAACTTGGATGTTTTATCTTTTATGCTTGTAAGCGTATCAGAGATTACTTCCTCAATGTCTTGCACTTGGCTTGGTCTTATATCCAATAGTTCACCAAATATCATATGTGCTTTCTCTATAGAATCATAGACATCTTCGTAATTACCTTTTGCTTTTTCTTTGATTTTCTCACTGTGAACGATAACCCTTCTTAAAAGGTATTTCTCGTATATTTGATTTGCATGATAAGTAACCGCACCTGGACTTGTAGTATTGTTTGTGCATTCAGTCACGTAATAAGCGGTTAGGCCAATCTTAGTATCTGTGCCATTTAAAGATGAACACACTGAAATCATATCAATGTTCTCTTTTGCTTTTATCATCTGTCCTATCTTATACCAAAGCCTTCTTGCTTTGTCTTGATAAAACACTTGGTTGTTTATTATGTATTTACTTACGGTATCATATTCCGTAGGATTCTCTATAACAGTGCCTAAGATACAATTTTCAGTTGCACTATCATATGGTAGATTTAACTCCATATTATTCTCCTTTATAGGACAGTTAAGTCCTCGCTATTTTTCAGTTACATTTTCTTCTGGTATTGGCAAGTAAATTAAATAATCCGCATCACATTTGGAACAACTTAAATTACTAACAATCCCTTCACCTTCCATTCCATAGTCTTCATAGTCATGGTCTCCACCCCATATGACTTCGCTATTACAATGCCAACAGTTCATAACCCCTCCTTTCTTATTTAAATAAACGATTTAATGTTTTTTTCCACTTTTCTTCTTTTTCTTCTAACTCAGATATTCTATCTTCTGTTTGTTTTATCAATTTATCAGTAACCAATACATTATACTGGGTTACCTTACCAATCATTCCTCGATATTCTTCAAGGTCTGATTTGTACCATTCGATAATTCGTTGTCTGTCTGATTTTCCTTGTCTTCGGCCTGATGATTTTGCCATTCGTTCATCCTTTCTTCCATTGCTTGTTCAATAGCATCCATTAACTCATCATCCTTAACTTCGTTGATTTTATACATCTGAGTATTGTCCTGAATTGGTAACGATTGCATTGGCTCATTTTTAAAGAAGATACCCCATTGTTTCTCTTTTATTATACTGCATACAATTTCTGCTATTTTTGTTTTCATGTTGTCCCATCTCCTATCTTTTTCACGTTGTTCATCTAGATAACATTCGTGTATTATTGCAAGGTTTTCGTCAAAGAACTGCGTTCCATCACTTGTCAGATACACCCTTGCTATCTCTGTCTTTAGAAAGCTCTTCAGCTTTTCTCTGTATGTACTCTTTAAACTCATCTTTTTCATCTTTCCACTCAAAGTAATTATCTTGAATAAACTCTATGTTATACTGTCTTTTTGCTAGATTTTCTAGGTTTATTATTAGATTGTTTATCACTTTTTCCATCATCTTCATCGTTGGCTTCTTTTTCTTCATCTTCATCTTCTCCTATAATTGGATTTTCAAAACTATCTTTTGCCTCTTCTGACAACTCCTCTTCCATAACTTCTTCCTCTACGCCATCAATAATATCATCTATTTCATCTATTCTTGACACCATTCCTCTTAATTGATTCTGCAACTTTTCTATTTGCACTTTCATTTTTATTATATCATTTTCCATATCTATTGCTCTACCCATTATATCTCCTTTTTTATGTTAGTCGCATGGGCATACAGATTTCTAAACTATTTATTGACATTACTTGGCCTGTACGCCCACACTGTTTTCCTCTATAAGTTAAAACGGTATATCCGAATTACCGTCACTTATATCTATCTTTTTTCCATCCTCCCACTTTTTACAGAACTTACAATCCCAAAAGAAAGTTTTTTCACCTCTTTTGTTAATAAATTCTCTACCCTTATCAACAAATGCAATGACTGGTTGCCCAATCATATTATCTGGAGATAGCGTTGGTAATACTTGAACTTCAATATCATTACCATCAATCGTTCTTGTTTCTGTTGGACATGCAACACCTATTGTCTGACAGAATCTAAGGTAGCCTTTATTGCCGCTCACGTTTGATTCAAAAGTATCTTCTTTAGAAGGCTCCAGGAATCTCCAAAGTTTGCCTTTGAATGTCTTTCCTACGTATGGACTACCATCTGTTGTTACCATGTCTCCATTAATATCCTTATATATAAAGTTTGCTCTATTATTTTGTGGAGCAACTTTTACGGTATAAGTATATAGCCTTGCTTTATACTGACCTCCTTTAACGTCAAGTATTTTAGAATCAACTTCTGTTATATGACCATAGTATTCACCTTGTGTAAAAGGAGTGAATTTCTTCTTAGTATTATCACTCTTTATATAAAAGCTCTGCTCTTTAGTCACCTCATTAAACATATCATTTACGTCTGCCATGTTATTTTCCTTTCCCTTTTATCATGTTTTGTACTTTTTCTACACATGCTTCGTAGTTATGTGCATGAATCGACATTTCGTTTACTTTAACTTTTAGATTATCTACAATATCCTTACCAAGAGGGTCTGCTAATTTATATAAATCCTTAGCTTCCTTATCTGATAAAGCATCTGGCTCTGGCAAATCTTCACCTGCAAAGATATATAATCCTAGTCCATGCAATGCTATTGCTTTTGCCAATGCTCTTTGTAGACTTGTATTAATCTGAAAAGCATTTGGTTTTTCTATTGCTTGATTTCGATTATCAAGTACTGGATGTATTTGTGATAGTGAAACACCATCAACTTCTACCCATACATCAACAAAATAACCGCAATCTGTTTTAAAGAATGGAGAACCATCCTCTGCCTTCGTTACACCCCATCTTGCATTTGGACAAGCGCGTTTAAGCTCTTGCACTGCATATGCCCAAGACAAGTAATTGAATCTACCTTTCTTTTGTGTATATTCGCTTACATCTGTCTTGAAGAGTTTCATGAATGTGCTTTGTTTTGTATTACTCATATTCACTCCTTTACGTTGGTGGGTTACAATGTTCTTTAAATTGACAATAATTACATTGCCATTTTTGAACTGGAGAAACTCCAACTCTGAACTGTGGTAACCCTTGTTTATGTTCATCGTTTATATTCTTCCAAAAGAGATATGCTCTTGATATGTAAGTAAGTGGTACTTCTACGCACCTCATCTTAGAATCATCTTTATTGTAGTAATAAAGAAACATACCATCTAATTGTCCGAATTGTTGTTTAAGCGCATAACCATATGTGCCTAATTGTAGTTCATAGTGGATACTTGGATTTAAATTCTTTTTCCTACCGAACTTTAATTTCCAAGACCAGGCCCCACAAGTTTTTATATCATACAAAAAAACACGTTTACCATCATCTGTGTGTTTTGCAACTATATCATAAAAACCTCTGACATTTAATTCATCAATCCTCACTTCACCTTCAACTAAAAATTCAATACCTTTTTCTTTATTATTAATTTCTTTTTTAAGTTGTGTATTATCTATAGATATATCTCTATTATTATCTCTATGAAGTGCGCGTGTGTGCGTAAGAGACTTCTGAACATCATCGTGAATCAAATTTCCAAGTTGTAATAACCTTTTTGTTCTTTCATCAAAAACACCCGTAGGTTTTATTTTCATGACTGATTCAAAATACAATTTTCTTGAACAAGAACCTGCTCCAGAGGCATGATACCAGGACTCGTTACCCTCATACCTCTCTTTTCTGTTTTTCTCTTGTAATTCATCAAGATACGAATTGTATATTCCTTCGATGTCGGTGGGACTTTTTACTCCAAGCATTAAATATTTCCTCTTGAATACTCTTTAATAAACCATCTAAAGCATTCTGCTATATTCTTATGCTCACCTTTTATGCATTTAATCTTAAATTTAACCCATAAATCTTTATCGATTCCTTTGACTAAATAAGACGTGTTATCTTCCATATTTCTATCCTCTCTATTTTATGTATATACTCTGTAATTAATATAATTAAATATACATACATGTTGTTAGTTATTTTTTACTTTTTTATTGTTATTGTTTTTTGCTCTTATTTTTAATTTCCTTAACTCTGCCCTTAATTTATCATTTTCATCGCATAAAAGGGCAATTTCACGCGCAAAAACGCTATCCATCTCATCATCATTCATTGCTTTTAGCATTCTTATTATTTCTTCCATTATCCCATCTCCTTGTTTATTGTTTCTATAATTATCATAATTAAAATTATAACGCATAAATAACCCACGACTACCTCCCTCCATAATATTCTTTTTCTGTTAATCCTAAATAAGCCCACACTGGCATATTTGTTTTTGCTACCATTTGCATATCCTTTAGCTTAGGAAGAGTATGGATACTATATCCTAAATCATATCCACATTCTTCTAAAAAGGTTTCTGCCATACTTGACATTCTGCTCATTCTTCCTCCTTTTATTTATTTATAATTATTAACAAATACTTCCATAAAATTGATTAACGATTTAAAACTTTCAGTATCTGCTAAACATTCCCCATTTTTATCACATTCCGATACTGAACCATCTAAATGTTTTAAATTGTCTTTTATAACATCTATTATATCAACTAATTTATATAATCTCATTTTTTCTCCTTTAGTTTATTTAATGCTATCATATCAGGGTCATTATCACAAAATGGGCAATATTTATATCTATCTTCCACTTCATTATATTCAATCCAACCCTCACTATCACAAAAACTACACTCTTCTATCATTTTTTCTCCTTTCTTAATTTTTTCTGTTGTCGTTTCCATCTTTTTATTTCAAGGTTCCTACGTTTACGTTCCATCTTTCTTTCTTTCGCTTTTCTATTCGGCATTATTTATCCTCCTCTTTGTCTAGTTGTTCACATAGTTTTTCACAATTAAGTAATAATTTATCAAGAAATTTCTCATATATCTTATTAATTTTCTCTGCTTTGTCTAATCTCTTTTGTAAACTTACTAATGTACTTGCGGATTCTTTACTCATTTTATGCATTTTATTTCCTTTCAGTTTTGTTATGTCTTTTTTCATTTGCTTGGTTAATATTATCATTTCTCCTCCATTTTTACATCATCATAACCATCATTAATGTATTTATCTCTTATTCTGTAAGCTAAAACAATATTTCCACCTTCATAAGCTATTGTTCCACCTACCCAAACTATATATTTCATTCTCCCTCCCATTCTAATTTAATACCATATTGATTTGCGGCATTGTTTAATAATATTTTTGTGTAATACTTTTTATCTGTTGTTAGTTCATCAATAAAACCCTCAACAAAAAAATACTCCATTGCCTCTATAACATCTTTTTTATTTACTTTATTTATCATTTTAACTCCTTTTCTTTTCTATTTCTTTAATCTTATCATCAATCATATTTTCGTATTTCTCCACCAGGATTGCTCTCTGATTGTATGTTAAATTGTCTGAGTACTGCCCATAGTACCAACACATATGGGCAATCTCATCTTCCGTGTAATAATCCTCCATTAACATATCTCAAATCCTCCACTTTCAATACAGAATAGGGCAAAGTTCTCAACATTATTAACATCAAATGGATATGAATGTTCATCATCTTTGGCTAAATCATTGTAAGTTTTTTCATATGACATTGTTGAACCATCTGCAATATTTTCCATCAATATTTCACCAAGCATTTTTGCTTTTTCTGCGTTTAATCCACTACCATCATTGTGATGTCCACTTTCCCATAATTGGTCTGAAATAAGCTCGGGAGCAACGTGTTTACAATAATCCCATAGTGGTCTCCACCACCAACAACTATTGCGGAAATACGTGCCTCTATTGTCATCTTGATAACTACTCATTTCTGAATAAAACTTATCTTGTTCCTTTTCCCATTCCTCTTTCTTTGCTCCGCTCCTTTCTCTCCAATCAATATTATCCCATTTGAAGTATGTTTTATATTTCTCTTTACCTTTGTTCATTTTCGGATTTAATCCGTGTACGTCCATTCCCATTTTATTCTCCTCTTTTTTGGTTAAATGATATATTTCTTGCTAATCTTATTCTGTTCTTGTTATCTAATCCGCTTATCCACATTATAAAATGTGTCTGCATCTGTCTAAATTTATCTCTTAAATATTCTCCATTAGATGCAACATCAAAATCGGTTCCTGTTACTCCATATGCATCTTCTGCAAATTTCTTTAAATCGCTATCTACTGACCATCTTACTAATTTATCTATATCGTGTTTATTCATTATCTTTCTCCATTTCTGCTATATGTTCGTGTAATCCGTTGCAAATGTCTTCGTATATATTCGCTTGGATTTGGTCGTGGGCGTTACCTTCGGGGTTTATTTCGGATTTAATGGTCATTAAACAACTATTATGTGCGGCAAATTGGCCAATATCATAATAATAGATTGGTACTGCATTGTCTGCTATTTCGTGGATTGTATCGTCAATATCATCAACTAAAATATCGATTTCTTCCTCTTTTATTCTCTGTTCTAAATCCATACACGCATCAATAATTAAGTCCTTCATGTCGTATCTATTTCTGCTCTTTGATTGGTCTACTTTTACTTTGATTGGTTCCATTATTTATTCCCTTTCTTTTTATTGTTTTTCTTTTTCTTTGGTTCGTATGTTTTGCAAATATGCACTCCGTTTTTATCTGCAAATTCTTTGCAATCCATACAAAATGCGGTTGTTAGTGGGTACCACTTAGTCATAATTACGCTCCTTTTTCTGTGTTATATTTTGCGTAGCTTGTTGTTCTTGGTGAGAAATATTTGTGATATGTTCCGTTTATATCGTGGGCAATTGTTGGTGTGATTTTGTCGGTCATTTCGTGGTCTTTACAAAATTGAATAAATCCTTTTACTGCATCAATTCCAAACTTTTCTACATAGTCCAAACACGTGATGTGCTTGTGCCAATTTTCTTCCCATTTCCAATGAGATAAATACTTATTAACTACTTTTATTAGTTCCTCTTTTCTCTCCATATTTACTTTGATATTTTCTTTTTTCATTTTCTTTTTTTCCTCTCATTTTCTTATTTATTTAACTGCTTGAACAATTGAAATATAAAAAATATTGGTTGAATAATCAAAGTAATAAAAATAATAAATATATAAAATATGTCTTGTATAATGTGTATATTATGATAGTTAACGAAAATAAAAAACGAGGTAAAAAAAATGTGGAATAAATTCGATTTTAAAAATATGACACTTGAAACCGCAGAAGAAGAAATATATGATTTGAAAGGCACTCAATTTGGTCATAATATGATTGGCTTAATACTTGGCGAGGTTGCCAAAAAATTCGGTGAAGATTTTGCGGAAGAAATGCGTATTAATACTGACGCGTTTGGAGGGTGTTAAAATGATAGTAGAACATAATTATATAGAATACCCGCCCAAGTATGAAATTATAACCGATGGCAGGGTGTTAAACGCACTCGTTAAACGCTTATTAATAAATAAATGGAATAAGACACATAAATATATTGATTGTTATGAGTTTTGCCGTAATAATGTGGTATATAAAAAACGTTTGTATGTGCGTAAATACTTTGAAGGGTGTTTTAGTCCGTTTGTATGTAAAGTAAAATCAAATAATAAATAAAGGGGAAGCAATGCAAAAAGAGATAAAAATAGTTGATATTAATAAAGATTGTCAATTTTTAAAAGACTTGAACACGTCAAAAAATTTCGGAGGTACGACAATGGGACTTTGGAATTTGGCGGTATGTGTTGGTCAAGTTAAATTGTTTAGTAAGGGAATAAAACCATCTAGACACTGGCGTTTAAAAGATGTCAAGAATTATTTTGGTATTAGTGGCAATACTGAAACAATCTTAGCAAAATTAAACCATATAAATAAAATCGTGAAAGGTGAAATATAATGAATGATATTAATAAAAGATACAATCTTGGAATGTCAATTCAAGATAAATATAATAGTAAAACAATGAGAATTATTCTTAATGATTGGATTAATTATTACAATCAATATTTAAAAATAAATAATAATCAAGGAGTAAAAGCAATGAAAACGATATATAGTAAAATAAGTTCTATAATTAATAATACCTTTGAAAAGATAGGATATTTTTTTATCGGTTATAAGGTAGACATAAAACAAAATCAAAGCGCTTTAAGCTATGCAAAATATGGGATAAAAGCGTTAAGAGATACACAAAGTCACAACATCGACGATATAAAAGTAATACAAAAGTATAAAATTGGTTTGCACGAATTCGAAGAGCTAAAAAAAGAAGTTGAAGCGGTAAAAGATACACTTAATAAACTTCGTAGAGATTGCGCCAAGCAAAAGAAAACGCCCACAAAAAATAAAGTAAATGAGTTATTATTTACAACTAATAACAAAATGTTAAATGATTGCTCTAGGGAGTTAATAAACTTTGTTCTTGATGCTAATGAATACGATGACAAGGTGGATATTAAAGACGTTAACAACATATTACGTAAACATATTAACTTAACTAATGAAAGGGGTCAAGATGGCACTAAGTAGAAAATACTATGAAGCAATAGCACAAGCAATAAAAGAATCAACACTAAAAGATGATACAATGTTATTACCAATAGTAAACAAA